TGGGCTATCAGCAGCGCACGGTCGATCTGCTGTTTGCTGGCACCGCACTGCTGGTCATCGAGAAGTCGCGCCGGATCGGGCTGACCTGGGGCGTTGCCGCCTTCGCCGCGCTGAAGGCGGCGACAGCCGCTTCGGCAGGCGGATCGAACGTCTGGTACATGGGCTACGACAAGGACATGACGCTCGAATTTATCGAGGTCTGCGCGATGTGGTGCCGCGCCTTCGGCCTGGTCGCTGGCGACATCGAGGAAGAGGAAGTCCTGGAAGCCGATGAAAAAGGTGTGAAGGCCTTCTCGATCCGGCTTGCCTCGGGCTTCCGGATCACGGCGCTGCCATCGGTTCCGCGCGCGCTGCGCGGTAAACAGGGCGTGGTGATCATCGACGAAGCCGCGTTCCACAAGAACGTCGATGAAGTGATCAAGTCCGCCATGGCGCTGCTGATCTGGGGCGGTCAGGTCGTGGTGATCTCCACCCATGACGGGGTCAGCAATCCGTTCAATGTGTTGCTGGACGAGATCCACGCCGGGAAGCGCAAGGGCTCGCCACTCCGCATCACCTTCCTCGATGCGATGGATGCCGGGCTCTATGAGCGGGTCTCGCTGGTTGCCAGGACCAAGGGCACCGCGCTGCCCGACAAGGCCACCTGGGAAGCCGATATTCGCGCAGCCTATGGCGACGATGCCGGGGAAGAGCTCGACTGCATCCCCAGGACCGGCTCCGGCTGTCTGATCTCCCTGGAAGACATCATCGCCGCCGAGCACGACGATTGCGGCAAGGGTGAGCTCTATGGCGGCGGGCTGTGTTATGTCGGCCGCGACGTGGCGCGGCGTCGCGACGGCCAGATCCAGTATTGCATGGAGCTGCTGGGCGATACACTGTGGCAGCGCGATACCTATGAAGAAGTCGGGCAGACCTTCGAACACCAGGAGACGTTCTTCGACTGGCTGTTCGCCAATCGCCGCGTCGTCCAGGCGCGAGTTGACCAGACCGGCATGGGCGAAGCCCCGGTGGAAAGCTCGATCCGCAAGCACGGCGCAACGCGGGTGTTCGGCGAACTGCTGACCGGACCAACCCGGTTCGACCTGGCGATGGGACTGAAGAAGCGGTTCGAGGAACGCAAGATCCGCATCCGGCCCAATGCCGTGACCCGTGCGGATCTGATGGCACTGAAGAAGATCGGCAGCGAACAATCGGGATCAGTCCGGATCGTCAATGACAGCACTGTCCACGCCGACAGGTTCTGGGCCTATGCCCTGGCATCGCGCGCCTGCGATTTCGGTGGCGCACTGTTCGAATATCGCGGGATCGGTTCAGGCGAGCAGATGCGCGCCGGCCTGCATGGTGGGCCCAAGCGCGGCGAAGCCGGGTTCGTCCATCCCGACGATCTAGGCAGCTTTGATCGCGGCCAGCGGTTTGGCGGACGGGGGGCTTGGTGATGGCGCTACTCAGCTTCAAAACTAAAGCCTGGTCAGCCTCACACACTAAGCGTGCGCGCAGCTTTTACTTCGGGTTGGGGCGGTTTTGCCTCGCGATCGCGTTGCTCGAAGGTAGATCGCCCGACCCCAAGGAGACTTCGGATGGACCTTGAAACCGCAATGGCGGCGGCGATCGGCGCTGTGCAGCGCTTCATCCACGCGCTGGAAGACACTCCAACTACCGACAAGCACTCGCTGGCGGTGACCCGAACCCAATTCGAGACGGCCTTCCTGTGGGCCGCCAACGCACACGGCGGGGAGCCGATCTTCAATGCCTAGCCCAACCACCCTGATCGACGTGAACGGCAATCCGCTGCGGCGCGAGGTGCTGACGCGCGAGATCGCGGCCCCGGCGCTGGGCACGGTGCGCTCGATCCAGTCGGGCCATCCGGCGCAGGGGCTCAATCCGGTGCGGCTGGCCTCGCTGCTGCTAGCGGCCGAGCAGGGCGATGCGATCGCCTATTACGAGCTGGCCGAGGAGATGGAGGAGAAGGACCTCCACTATCTGTCGGTCATGGGCACCCGCAAGCGCGCGGTCAGCCAGTTGCCGATCGAGGTCGAACCGGCCGACGACAGCGCCCAGGCCAAGGAAGACGCCAAGTTCATCGAAGACCAGCTGGTCAAGCGCGACGTGCTGGAGCACGAGCTGTTCCACGTGCTTGACGCGGTCGGCAAAGGCGTTTCGACTTGCGAGATCATCTGGAAGACCAGCAGCAGCCTGTGGTCGATCAAGGACATCAAGTGGCGCGATCCGCGCTGGTTCGAATTTGACCGGGTCGATGGCGAAACGCTGCACCTGCGCGGCAATTCCGGGCCGGAACCGCTCGCCCCGGCCAAGTTCATCAATCACCTGCACCCGGCCAAGTCCGGCCTGCCAATCCGCTCGGGCCTCGCGCGGATCGCGGCCTGGGGCTACATGTTCAAGAACTTCGCGATCAAGGACTGGGCGATCTTCCTGGAGGCGTTCGGCCACCCGCTGCGGGTCGGCAAGTACGGCCCGAACGAGAGCGAAGAAAACAAGCGCATCCTGGAGCGCGCGCTGCGCAGCCTGGGCGTGGATGCTGCCGCCGCCTTCCCGGAAACGATGTCGGTTGAATTTGTCGATCGCAAGGCCGGGACCGCGCCCAACGATCTGTGGCGCAGCCATGCCGAATATTTCGACCAGCAGATCAGCAAGGCGGTGCTGGGCCAGACAAATACCACCGATGCCATGGCGGGCGGGATGGGCAGCGGCCAGGCCGATGTGCACAACGAAGTGCGCGGCGACATCGAGCGGGCCGATGCCAAGGTGCTCGCCGCCACGCTCAACCGCGATGTTGTGATCCCGCTGATCCTGCTCAATCGCGGCCCGCGCGAGAACTATCCGCGGCTCAAGATCGGCCGCCCCGATCCGGTCGACATCGAAACCGAGGTCAGCACCGCTGCCACGCTGGTCAGCATGGGCGTGCTGATCGACAAGGAAGAAATGCGCGAACGGGCCGGGCTGCCATCGGCCAAAACGCCGGAGGAAGCATTGCAGATCCCGGGCGGTGCCGCGCCAGCTGACAATGGCCCGGATGACCCTGCAGCGGACCCTGCCAGAAAATCGCCAGGGACGCCCCGGCAGCGCAAGGTGGCCGCCACTGGACGGCAAACCCTGCCGAGCGCCTTCTTAGACCTTCTTAAAGCGCCTGACGGGGCAAATGAACTCGCCACCGCGTCTGCCCAGGACCGCCAGTCCGACCGCGAGCCCGATTTCATTGATCGCACCACTGAGGAGGCGCTCGACGACTGGGCACCGTTGGTCGAGCCGCTGCTGTCGAGCTTCGAGGCGCTGGCAGAGGATTGCGGTGACCTTGCTGAATTCCAGGCGCGGCTGGCCGAAGGGCTGGCCGGGATGGATGTCTCGGCCTTTCAGGAGCTGATGGAGCGCGGGGCCTTCGCAGCGCGGATCACCGGCGAAGCCGGCCCCGATCGCGCGCCGGAGGGCTGACCCATGGCCGAACCGCTGGGTGTTGCCGACTTCGCGCTGGCTTTCGATTTCGCGCGCAGCGAAGCCGTCGCCGTGCTCGATGCGGCCGGGCTGCCCGCCAGTGCCGAGCCTGATGTTGCCGCTTTCGATCACACCGCAGCAGGAGTGCCGCTTGGGCTGCTGGTGATTGCCGGGACGGATCTGGGCGGCGGCGACCGGGTTGCGCTCGATCCGCTGATGCTGCCGATCGAGCTGGTCAGCGGCGAAGTGCCGGGCGACCGTGACGCCACGGTGTTCCACCGCTTCGATGCCGGTGCCGGTGAAGCGCGCCGCGCCTGGTACACCCGGCATGCCCAGGCCACGGTCGAAGCGCTGCTCGACCAGCCCGGTCACCACCGCGAGATTGGCGTCGTCGCGGGCTTCCGGCGCAATGACGGTGGACTGGTGCGTTATCGCGGCGAGATATGGACCTTGCCCGAGCTGCTCTCGGCCGATGGCATCGTCCTGGCCGACACCGAGGACCGGCCTGTGATCCGCGCCGGAACCGATCCTGAATAATGGGTGATGACCCGCTTCCGCTGATTTCGCCGGCCGAGGCTATTGCGTTTTTCAAAGCCAAAGGCTGGGAGATCGCCTTCGACTGGCGCGATGTCTGGCAGGAGGAGCACGCCCGTGCCTTCACCGTCGCCAAGGCGATGAGCCGTGATCTGCTGGAGGATATTCGCGGTGCAGTGGACAGCGCTCTGGCCGAAGGCACGACGCTGCAGACCTTCATCAAGGAACTGGCCCCGCGGCTCTATGCGCGCGGCTGGTGGGGCCGCAAGTTGATGACCGATCCCGCCACCGGCGAAAGCCGCGTGGTCCAGCTCGGCAGCCCGGCGCGGCTGCGCACGATTTACCAGACCAACCTGCGCGCGAGCTACATGGCCGGACGCTGGCAGCGGATACAGCGCGCCAAGCGGACCATGCCGTTCTTGCGCTATGTTTCGGTGATGGACGGGCGCGAGCGGCCCGAGCATCACGCCTGGCACGATACGATCCTGCCGGTTGATCATCCCTGGTGGGACACGCACTTCCCGCCGTGCGGCTGGAACTGCCGCTGCGATACCCAGGCCCTGAACGATCGGACCATGGCGCGGCGCGGCTGGACGGTGAACGATCCGCCGCGCTTCCCGGAGCGGGACTATGTCAACAAGCGCACCGGCGAAGTCACTCGGGTTGAGCGCGGGATCGATCCGGGCTGGTCCTACAATGTCGGCAAGGCCAGCCTGGACGGGCTGACGCCCGCGCCGCGCCTGAATGGCAACGAAAGCAGCGATCAGCTTAGCTTCTCAGAAGCCGATTACAAGCGCGTGAGCGGCTTCTTCGCCGGGTTCGGGCTGGAGACGCTGGCACAGGCGCAGGCCGGGATGGTCTGGCGCGATGCGGCGGACTGGCCGCAAGCAATCAGCCTGGGGCTGCTGCGCGGGCCGGATGGCACCATGGTCCGGCTTTCCGCCCGGCAGGCGCGGGCATTGGCTGTCGCTGGCGAGCTGCTGCGCGCACCCGATCATATCGAGCTTGTCTGGGTTACCGGCAAGGACGGGCGCGCGCTGCTGGTCAGGCGTTACAGCAGCAGCGCGGGAGTGGTCGATCTGGGCCGGGATTTCTGGCGCTGGTCCCCCACGCCGCTGCGCCGTGCTGCGCGCGGTCATGTGGTATGGAGTGCTGATGAAGCTGATCTGGCAGCTTACAACTCAGGCCAACCACGCGACGCCAAGGGCCGCTGGAAGGGTCGCAGCGTGGCCGCCCGTGCTGCTGGCCGCGCAGCTGTCGAGCACATGTTGGCGAACGCGGCAGGCCCACCCCGCCATGACCTTGAGCCGCTTCATCCACATGGCCAGGCCGAGCTGACCCGGCTTGGTCTCAACGGCGTGAACAACAAAGGCGTGGTGAAAACAATAGCGCTGGACCGAAGCCTGGTTCGGCACGCGTTCGACCGCCACGGCGGCGACTCGCGCGGCCAGTCGGCCCTCGATGTCGATGACTTCCTGGCGATGCCTGGTTTACTCGCTTCGGGCCGCTACAACCACGGGACGCCAATGATTGCGCCCAATGGCAGTCCGGCAATTCATGTAAGCGGCGCTGTCGACGGCAAGCGCTACAGCGCCGCCTTTGAGGTCCGCAAGCACACGGTGGTGCCAATCACGATTTCGAAGAAGAAGTAGCCCCGCTGTCTTGTGCATAGCCTAGACAGAACGTCCGAAACGGCGCGTTGCGTGGCATGGATGTAGCCGCGCTTCGTCAAGATTTCAACTCTGCTTGGCGAATCACGCCGGCGGCGTCTAAGCACCAGGTGCGCATGCCCTGCCGCCCTGCTGTCGATAGACAGGTAACGGCGCGTTTCGGTCTCTCGCTAGGGCCGGGTTCTCATGACCCGCCCTGCATCCTCCGCTCCCTCCGCTGAAGCCGCCGCACTTGCTGCGGCGGTGGAAGTGCTGGGCGCGGACGGCGCGGTCAAGACCGACTTTCTGGTGCTGCCGTTCGGCGATCCGATCGAGGCCCGTGACGGGCGCAAGTGGATCCTGCGCGCCGGCGACCAGGCGGCCCGCGTGCTGGCGGCCACTCGCGAGACACTGGGCGGCACCGCGATGATGATCGATTACGATCACCAGGCGGCCTATGCCGCCGATGGCGTGGGCAACCGCGCCGAAGCGGCGGGCTGGGTCAGTGACATCCGTGCCGAAGCCGATGGCATCCATGTGACGGTCGACTGGACCGACGATGCCCGCGCCGCGCTCGCCGCGCGCAAGTATCGCTACATCAGCCCCGACTTCCGGTTTGCCAGGTCCAGCCTTGAAGTGACGCGCCTGGTGCGGGCCGGGCTGACCAATTCCCCCGCTCTAGACCTTCCGGCGCTCGCGCATCAGCGCGGCGCAACTTCAGGAGAAGACCCCGACATGAAGACCATCACCATCGGTCTCGCGGCGCTTGCGACCGCGCTGGCCCTGAAGCAGGACGGCCTCGACGAGGCGGCAGTCCTGGCTTCGATCAATTTGCTGACCGAAGGCAAGGACGGTGCCGAAACCGCGCTCGCTGCGGTTCGCAAGGAATTGAAGCTCGCTGCCGATGCCGACGAAGGCGCGGTGCTTGCCGCCGTGCAGTCGGCCAGCAAGGCGGGCAGTCCCGATCCCAGCCTGTTTGTGCCCAAAGCCGGTTATGACGAGCTGGCGGCGCGGCTGAGCGCGATCGAGGAGGACCGCGTGCTGGCTTCGGTCGATGCCGCAGTCGCTGCAGGCAAGATCGCCCCGGCCATGAAGCAGTGGGCGATCGACCTCGGCAAGAAGGACGAGCCCGCGCTCGCCTCCTTCATCGCCCAGGCAGCTCCGTTCGCTGCGGACGCCACGGTTCACGGCGATCCCAAGCCGGAAAAGGGCAAGCTCAGCGTTGAAGAAAAGGCCGTCTGTTCGATGACCGGCGTTTCCGAAGCCGACTTCCTGAAAACCCGCGATGAGGAGGCAGCGTAATGGTTGCTCTGACTGAAGGCCGCACGACCCGCGCGCGCGAGCTGCGCTATGTAAGCCGGCCGGTGGCCGCCAACGTCAAGATCCACGAAGGCTCGCTCGCTGCGCTGACCGCGACTGGCTATGCCACGCCCGGTGCCGTTTCAACCACGCTGAAGAAGCCCGGCAAGGCCCGCGCGACTGTCGACAACATCGGCGGGGCGGCTGGCGCGAAAACAATCGAGCTGGAGCTGGGCTGCTTCCAGTACGCCAACTCGGCGGCGGGCGATCTGATCACGATCGCCGACGTCGGAGCCTCTGCCTACATCGTCGATGATCAGACCGTTGCCAAGACAAACGGCGGCACGACCCGCTCGATTGCTGGCGAAATCGTCGATGTCGACGCCCAGGGCGTCTGGATCAAGTGCGCCTGAACCGCGCCAGCCCCCTCTCGCAGATCAAGGGAACACTTCAGTCATGATCATCACCGGACCCGCGCTCAAGACGCTCGGCACTTCGTTCAACGCGCTTTTCTCGGGCGGTCTCGGCCAGGTTGCCGGCCAGCGGGATGCAATCGCGTCCACCGTCCCCAGCAGCACCAAAACCAACGAGTACTCATGGCTGGGTGAATTGCCCGGAATGCGTGAATGGATCGGCGATCGTCAGGTCAACCAGCTCAAGGGCCATGGCTACTCGATCGACAACAAGGACTTCGAACACACCGTCGAAGTCCGGCGTACCGACATCGAGGATGACAACATCGGCCAGTACAACATGCGCTTCACGGCGCAGGGGCTGGCCTGCGCGCGTCATCCTGAACAGCTGGTCTGGGGTGCATTGGCCAATGGCCACAACAACCTTTGCTACGACGGCCAGTATTTCTTCGACACCGATCACCCGGTGATCGACGTCAACGGCGTAACCCAGTCGGTTTCGAACTCGCTGGCCGGAGCAGGCACGCCCTGGTTCCTGATCGATGATATGCAGCCGGTAAAGCCGATCATCTTCCAGGAACGCCAGAAGATGCGCTGGGTGCCGCAGGACAACCCGGAAAACCCCGAGGTATTCAACCGCAACGTCTACAAGTACGGCGTCGATTACCGCGCCAACGTCGGCTACGGCATGTGGCAGTTCGCGGTGCGTAGCCAGGCTGCGCTCGATGCGGCGAACTATGAGGCTGCACGGGTCGCGCTGGCCAACATGACCGGCGATTACGGCGCAAAGATCGGCGCGCGTGGCCGGTTGCTCGTGGTGCCCGCCGCGCTCGAAGGCGCTGGCGTCCGGTTGCTCAACAACCAGATGAATGCCGCCGGCGCTTCGAACGAATGGGCTGGCACCGCCAAGCTGCTCGTCTGCGACTGGCTCTGATCGTGGCGATGGGCAACTATCCCCGGCTGCGCGTCAAGGCGCTGCAGGACAAGCGGCGGCGCGCCGGACTGGAGTTCACGCGCGAAGCGCAGGACTTCACTCCGGACGAGCTCGCCCCGAAACTCGGCGGCGGACTCACCGCGGTCATCGCGCTCGGCGCGATCCTTACCGATCCGCTGTTGTCGGTTGTCCTGGTCGAACTGGGCGAGGGCGGCGAGATCGAGCGCCCCGTTACCGACGAAGAGCGCGTGGAGCTGACGGCTTTCCTCGAGGCACAAGGCGATGCTGAGGCGAGCAAGGTCGATCCGACCGATCCGCCGACGCCCGATGCCGCAGAGAACAGTTCGGCCGCCAGCGGTGATGCTGCTGCGGATCCGGCTCCAACTCCGACTGACAAGGCTCCGGCCGCTCCGGCTCCAGCTGATGCTGCTCCGGCCGAACCGGCTGCCGACAAACCTGCCAAGATCCAGCGCGCGGGTCGCACCTCGCGCTGATCCGGTGAGCGGCGGCGACGGACCTCGTTGCCGCTCACCACACCATTCTCAACCCTGAAAGGAGCCCGCGCCCGTGCCTGTCTTCGCCGATCTTGCCGCGATGCAGGCGCGCTTCGAGGAGCGGGATCTGATCGAACTGTCCGATGCCCAGGCCATCGGCGTGATCGACGCGATCCGGATCGACCAGGCACTGGCCCGCGCCGACGCCGCGATCGCCGGCTATGTCGCCAATCGCCACGCCGACGCGGCGGGCTTTGCCGGTCATGCCCTGCTGACCGACATTGCCTGCGATCTGGCCTTTGCCGATCTTCCGGCAAATTCCTGGCGCCAGGCGCTCACCGTGATCGATCGCGCCGCGACCGAACTCGAACCGGCTGCACCCGACTACGACTGCGGCAGGCTTGATGCGATGACGGTCACGGTGCAGCAACAACTCGGCACT